GATCTAACTCACTTAACTTATCTAATATAACAAACAGGGAAGCTCAAGACGGGATTCCTTTTTTACCTCTTTACGGAAAAGAGAACTGGGGTGCACATGCTCTTAAAAATCAAATTAAAGATGCAGCGGACAGGGGTGTAGATTGGGTAGCTATCTCACCTGTTGAATACTTACACCATGCAAAAAGAACTAAGTATTTAGGGGACATAGAATTTTACGGAACAAGAACAGGTAAAGCAGGTTTTAAAGGATATGGCGGTAGACAAGGGGTGGTTAGAAAAGATGCTAACGATAATGAAGTTCCAATACAAGGTTTTACAGATCCTAAAAAGAAAGCAACTCTACCTGCAGCAATGGATAAAATAGCTAGGGAATATGGTTCAGAAGTTAAAACAATACCGGTTGCAAAGTCAGATCCTAATAAACCTTTTAAAGTTGTACAACAAGTAGATACTAAAAAAGAATTTGGTCTTAATCCAGACAAATCAAGAACTCAACATAAAGCTGCTTTTAAAACTGAACAAGAAGCTCAGTATTATGCAGGACGTTATAACGGAGAGGTTGAGAAGATAATGGAAGGTGATCCTAGGTTATATTTTGATGCTTACGCTATTAGAGTTAATAAAGAAATGGTGGATAAGCCTTTTAAAGCCTATAACACGGGTGGACTAGTCGTAAATATATTTGCATGATATTATAAACCTGTTATAACAATAGGAGATAATTATCATGGCAAGCAAAAAACTTAAAAAATTTCTAGCAGCAGGTGTCGCAGCTTATGCGGGATCTAAAATGCTAGGGCAGAAAAAAGAAATGGATGCCTACCTTAAAACTGAAGGTGGCGACAAATCAATGATAAGCAAAATTGCAAAGAAAAAAGGCTTTAAAGAAAAAGTAATGGATGCAGTTAACGTTTATAGAAAAAAAGGACTTAACACAGGTCCAGGACCAAACAAAAGTTCTAGTCCAGCTGATGTATTAGGTGGAATGACTGGTTTTGGTTTAGGTTCAATGGACGGAGCTAAATACGGTAAAATGATTAAAGCTAGTAACGGTGTTATGGTTGAATCAAGAGGAAACAAACTAGCAAGAAGTAAACCAACTAAGATTTGTTAAATGGCTGAAGTAGAGAAACAAAATGAACTTCCTGAAGAAGAAGAAGTAACAGAAGAAGTTGACGTAGAAGTTGAAGGTGGAGAGGAAGAAATTCCTCAAGAAGAAGAAGAAACCGAAGAAGACTTTTATAGAAACTTAGCTGAAGAGATGGATGACCGAACATTAGGTCGAATCTCTGCTGAACTTATTCAGGATTATAAAAGAGACAAAGTTTCAAGATCGGATTGGGAACAGGCTTACACTAGTGGTTTAGATTTACTTGGATTTAAATATGTAAATAATACTAGACCGTTTCAAGGTGCAAGTGGTGTTACCCATCCGCTCTTATCAGAAGCTGTTACACAATTTCAAGCACAAGCTTATAAAGAATTATTACCAAGTGATGGCCCTGTAAGAACAGCTGTCATTGGAGCAGACACACCAGAAACTCAACAACAAGCAGAACGTGTAAAAGATTTCATGAACTATATGTTAATGGAAGAGATGGAAGAGTACACTCCAGACACGGATCAAATGTTATTCTATTTACCATTAGCAGGATCTGCTTTTAAAAAGATTTACTACGACGAGATTAAACAAAGAGCGGTATCAAAATTTGTACCTGCTGAAGATTTAATTGTTCCTTACTACGCAACTGATTTAAAAGATTGTGAAAGAATTACACACGTTGTTAAGATGTCAGAGAACACTATTCTTAAACAACAAAAAGCGGGTTTCTATAGAGATGTAGAATTAATAGCAAAACAAGCTGAACAAAACCCTGTACAAGATAAACTAAATGAACTTGAAGGTGTTAAGCCTGCAGGAGAAAAAGAATACCAATACAATATTTTAGAAATGCATATTGATTTAAACATAAATCAGTTTGAAAAAGAAGATGCAGAAAAAGAAGTTAAGCTTCCATACATTGTTTCAATTGATGAAGGTTCAGGGGAAGTATTATCTATTTATAGAAACTATAACCAAGATGATGACTTAGCATCAAGAAGAGAATATTTTGTTCACTATAAGTTTTTACCGGGTCTAGGTTTCTATGGTTTTGGTTTAATTCACATGATTGGTGGCTTATCTAGATCTGCTACTCAAGCATTAAGACAATTACTAGATGCGGGTACTTTAGCGAACTTACCTGCTGGATTTAAATCTAGAGGAATAAGAATTAGAGATGATGACCAACCTTTTCAACCCGGAGAATTCAGAGATGTTGATGCGCCAGGCGGAAATATTAAAGATCAGTTTCAAATTTTACCTTTTAAAGAGCCAAGTGGAACTTTATTTCAACTTTTAGGCTTTGTAGTACAAGCAGGACAAAGATTTGCATCGATTGCAGACATGCAGGTTGGTGATGGAAACCAACAAGCAGCTGTTGGGACTACAATTGCTCTCTTGGAGCGTGGTTCTCGTGTCATGAGTGCTATCCACAAACGTTGTTACTACGGAATGAGACAAGAATTTAGACTTTTAGCAAAAGTTTTTGCTGATTACTTACCTCCGGTGTATCCATACGCAGTTACAAACGCAGATAGGTTCGTAAAATTAAAAGATTTTGACGACAGAGTAGATGTAATTCCTGTTGCAGACCCAAATATCTTTTCTATGTCACAAAGAGTAACTTTAGCGAATGAGAATTTAAAAATTGCAGTATCAAATCCACAAATGCATAATTTAAGAGAGGCTTACAGAAGAGTTTATGAAGCTTTAGGTACAAAACATATTGATGCATTACTAAAACCAGAAGTTCAACCTCAACCCGAGGATCCTGCGACTGAAAATGCTAAAGCATTACAAACACAATTACTAAAAGCGTTTCCTGAACAAGATCACGAGTCACATATGGCGGCACACAGAGCATTTATGGCTACGAGAATGGTTCAAATAAATCCAATGGTGTATGCATTGCTTCAAGGACATATTTCAGACCATATTGCGTTACAAGCTCATGGAGAAGTAGGTAACTTAGTACAAGAATCTCCAGAGATGCAACAACAAGCACAAATGGATCCAAAAGGATTTAAAATTATGTTTGATTCTATGGTTGCTAAAAGAATTGCTGAGATAACTACAGCTTTAGCTCAAGAAGAAGCGGGTGGACAAAAAGAAGATCCATTAGTTGCTTTGAAACAAAGAGAATTAGATTTAAGAGCTATGGATATGCAAAGAAAAGCACAAGAAAATGTAGAATCTGAAGAAAGAAAATCCGGAGAGTTTGAAGAAAGAATAGACCTTGATAAAATGAAATTAGAATCTTCAGAAGATCAAGCTGGAGAAAGAATTAGAATTGCAGAAGAAAAAATTGACCTGAACAGGGAGAAACAGAATGAAAGCAAACAACAGAAAAATTAGAAAATTTAAGGGTGGAGGTATGGATGCAGGTAATGAGTCTAACCAAGCAAAAAGTGCTTCTATGGGTAACACTTCTGTAGGAAGAAGAGATTCAAACCTAGGTGGTAAAACATCTACGATGAGTGGATCTGGAAATGTTCTAAATAACCAAACAAATCAAGTAACTGCAAGAAGTGGTGCTTTTCAACTACCAACAATTGGACCTTTGACTGCAGGTTTTAATGCAATCTCAAAAGGTATTTACAATAATAAAAATTTAAAAGAAGCTCGTAAGGATGACATCCTTGGTGGTGAAATGTTAACCACAGGTAAAAAAACTACAGGGCCTGCAACAATTGGTGGAGATAATTCAAATAGTATAAATAACACTTGTCCTGATGGAACTAACCCTCCGTGCAAAACACCAACAACACAAATTAAAGCACCAGCAAAAAGCCCATTCTTGAGTAACTTTCAATCTTATGACGACGGTGGTGAAGTTGTGATATCATCTAACGTAGATAAAAGTTTATTATGATAAAAAATAAAAGACTTACAACAACTGTTGCTCCTAAAAAAGGACCTAATTCACAAGTACCACCTATTAAATTAAAAGTAGGAAGTAAAAAAGAAATAAAAGTAGGTTATCACAAAATGCCTAATGGTAAAATTATGAAAGACAGTGATCATAAAGGTAAAAAATAATGTTAAGAAAAATATGGAAGTTTATAGTTGATTCAGTAACCCCTAGCAGACAAGAACCGTTTGTTGTTAAATCACATTGTAATAAACATGATAAATATAAAAAAGGTTGTCCAACTTGTAGGTTATTAAATGCCAAGTAGTACAGCAAAAAAAGTTTTAGCAAATAATCCAGAGAAGCAAATACTTTTTGA